CATGATGGATTTCGTAAAGAAGCAAAGATGGCAATCAAAACTTGTCAAGAGTGGGGAGTGCCATATAAAGTTGTAAAACTAGACTATAGTTCCGTACATCATTATCATAGAATGTGGTTAGCACATACTCACTTTCCTTGGGTGGATAGAAATAGAACAGCACCTAGGTACTCTTTATGCAAAGCAGCAAGCCGTGACGGGTGTAAAGTAGTTCTAACTGGAGATAGTGCGGATGAATTATTTACAGGCTATCAACATCATGATAGATATTATAATGATGAGTACAATAAAGAAACAATAGATCACTATGCCTCAAAACAAAAGTGGATTCCAAGGCAGATATTTAGTAAAACAGACTATAAAAACAATGCTCTTTGGTATGACTTAGTGAGTACATCAGAACAGAATATACTCACAACTGATCAAACCTGTGGTATGTGGGGAATGGAAAGCAGACCAGTGTTTCTTTCCCAAAGTTTTGTACGATACATGCTAAGTATAGAAAGTGGAGTAAAGTTCAAAACACACCCCGACCATCAGATTGGAACATATAAATATTTATTAAGAGAAGTTATGGCAGATTATTTGCCAAAGCATGTTCGTGATAGAAGAAACAAAACAGGGTGGTCATCGCCCTGGGACAATAATCATCAAGAGCTGACTAGACTATGGAAGCTACAAGATTTGGAGTTTATCTCGAATCTATGAAGGCAGTATTATCAAACAGAATCTACCTCTCAGTAGATACAAAAACAAGTTCGGACATCGAAAAGGAGCTAACTTACACGATAGCCCCTAGGATGCCACAAGATCCACCTATCGTATTTAAAACAGTACGATGGATAAAAGAAGGTTTAATTTCTATACCTGTGGGAAGAACGGATTTAATACCAGATGATTACGAAATAATCGACAAGCGCGTAACCTCGCCTGTAGAACTTCCTGACTTCAAGTTTACTTTACGACCAAGCCAGCAAAGGGTACATGACGCAATCCAAGGCAATGGTATAGTTAACGCTTGGGTAAGTTGGGGAAAGACAATAACGGCTTTAGCTATAGCGAAGAAGCTAGGTCAGAAAACATTGGTTGTTACTCATACAACCACCCTACGAAATCAGTGGGAAAAAGACGTAGAAAACTGCTTTGGAATCAAGGCAGGCAGAATCGGATCAGGTAGCTTTGATACTAAGTCTCCAATAGTTATTGGGAATATTCAGAGTTTATACCGCAAGATGGACGACATCAAACAGGAATTCGGAACTGTGATTTTAGATGAAATGCATCACGTCAGTAGTCCAACTTTTACTAGAATAGTAGATGAAATGCCAGCTTTGAATAAGATAGGCTTATCAGGAACACTAGAAAGAAAGGACGGACGACATGTGGTATTCAGAGATTACTTCGGTAATGATGTACATATACCACCAAAAGAAAACTATATGATTCCTAAGATTCATGTAATTAAGTCCGATATACGTTTCCTAGATGGAGCGTTTACACCTTGGGCAGAACGAATAAATCATCTTGCATATAATGAAGAATATGTACATAGTGTAAGTATGATTGCTGCAAAGTATGCTGCAGAAGGGCATAAAGTATTAGTAGTGTCTGATAGAGTAGCTTTCTTAAAAAGTTGTGCAGGATTGTGCGGCGATAAAGCAGTTTCCATAACAGGAGATATGGAGTTTACTGAAAGAGAAGATGTAATGAATCAAATCAAAGAGGATAAGAACATACTCTTTGGTACTCAATCAATCTTTTCTGAAGGTATATCATTAAACGATCTAAGTTGTTTAGTGCTGGGTACACCAATAAATAATGAACCTTTACTAACACAGCTAATAGGTAGAGTAATAAGAGATAAAGAAGGTAAACAACAACCTGTAGTTGTAGACATTCATCTCAAAGGAAAAACGGCAGCTCGTCAAGCAAATGCAAGATTGGGCTACTATATGAAACAAGATTACGAGGTAAATATACTATGAGTAAGAAAACAATACAGCTAAATGTACCGAAAATGCAAAAGAATAAAGTATTTTTAGCTACACCTATGTATGGCGGTATGTGTCATGGTTTGTACACAAAATCTTTGATGGACACTACATCTGTATGTATGCAACATGGATTACAGTTACAAATTTATTACATGTTCAATGAGTCCCTTATAACAAGAGCTAGAAACTATTGTGTGGCTAACTTCTTGAAAAGTGATGCAGACTATTTATTATTCATAGATAGTGATATAGCATGGAATGCAATGGACTTAATATACATGTGGCATTTACTAACAGAAAACCCAGAAAAGTTAAAAGTATTCTGTGCGTTGTACCCTAAAAAGACAATAGCTTGGGAGAAAGTATTACATGCAGCTAAATCAGGTGCTTATGATAATGACCCAATGGGGCTAGAAAAAGTAGCTGGAGATATGGTATTTAATCCTTTAGTGGAAGAGTACCCTAATGGAGAAGCTCCTATCTACGAACCAGTAAAAATTAAAGAAGGTGCAACAGGATTTATGTTTATACATAGGTCTGTCTTTGAAGAATATGACAAGCATCATCCTGAAAGATTGTACACTCCAGATCACTTGAGAGAAGGAGAGTTTCAACCAGGTGAACAGATTATGGCATACTTTGATTGTATAATCAATCATCAAAACAGATATCTTAGTGAAGATTATATGTTCTCAGAAGTAGTACGAGATATGGGAATAGACATCTATGCATTACCAATGATAGAATTAATGCATTGTGGTACGCACATCTTTCAAGGTAAACTAGCTGATATGGCACAGGCTGGAGTACATGCTACTCTCGCTCCTGAAGACGTTGGTAAAATCACTAAGCAACAGCTAGGCAGTGACCCCCAACTAGGTAATGATAATCTAAGTACAGCTGGTGGGAATGAAGCTGAGAAAAATAGTTCTTGACACGAGTTTAAAAAGTTGGTATAATATGTTACTATTTAATTGGAATGAGATAATGAAAGTAAGCAAAGGAGACATTGGTGAAATAATCCAGATTCTTCGTATAATTACTTACAAGATTAAACCAAAAAATTACTATGATAAAACTTTTAAGTTTTACAAGTATCAGTTCGGTGGTACTAGCTATATCCTAAACCCAAAGGATTTGTTAGAACACGGACGCGCATTGAGTGATAAAGAAGTGGCGGAGTATGCAGGTGTCGCATCGTTCCGTAACTATCACGACTATGTGAATACAAAAGACACCACACTAGACTTTCTGATGTCACCGATATCAGAAGAAATTATAACTAAAAACAGACTGCTTGAGTTAAAAGATGGAAGGGTACACTTTTTATTCGAGGAGACATGGAGATAAATTATGGCTATTGGCTTTAATACAACAAAGGGCTCAGCCCAAAAAGAAAAAATCGAAACTTATAACTACGCAGGTAAAGAAGACCATCATGTAAGATTGGTGGGTGACTTATTACCTAGGTACGTCTATTGGATTAAAGGGGAAAATGGAAAAAACATTCCTATGGAGTGCCTATCTTTTGATAGAAACTCAGAAACCTTTAACAATCAAGAACATGACCATGTTCGCGACTTTTACCCAGACTTAAAATGTGGATGGTCTTATGCCATTCAGTGCATTGACTACGCTGATAAAAGTGTTAAAGTTTTAAACTTAAAAAGAAAACTATTCGACCAAGTACTAGTAGCTATGGAAGAGTTGGGAGATCCAACCGACCCAGTTACAGGCTACGACATTCATTTCAAAAGAAAGAAGACTGGCCCACAAGTATTTAATGTCGAGTATCAGTTAGCAGTTCTAAAGTGTAAAGCTAGAGAACTAGAGGACTGGGAGAAGGATCTAGTGGCTAATCTTAAGTCAATGGATGACGTTCTTACTAGACCAACTGCAGATGCACAGTTAGAATTACTCAGAAGAGTTAACGACCAAGGTGGTGAAACTCCTGAGGATGTATCAAGTGAGTTTGACGTTTCATGATTTTATATACAGCAGACTGGCACATTAAGCTAGGACAGAAGAATGTACCACGCTCTTGGGCATGTACAAGATATCAGATGTTCTTTGAACAAGTACAGGAAGCAGTAGAAAATCATGGAGTTAAACTTCATATCATAGGCGGGGACTTGTTTGATCGAGTCCCTTCTATGGATGAATTGACCTTATATTTTGACTTTGTTAAAAAAGCAAATGTAAGAACAATTATATATGATGGCAACCATGAAGCCACTAGAAAAAATAATACTTTCTTTGATAATCTAATAAGAGTAACAAACGACCTTAACCCACTAGTAAGTGTGATTACGGAAACATACTATGAAGATGACTGGTGTATACTGCCTTATGCAGACTTACACAGAAAGAATAGTATAGAAAATATAGATGCAAAGTATCTATTCACCCACGTGCGTGGCGAAATACCACCGCATGTTATACCAGAAGTAGATTTAGAAAGATTTGATAAGTTCACAACAGTGTACGCAGGAGACTTACATGCTCACGAGAATACTCAACGAAATATTGTATATCCAGGCTCACCAATGACCACATCTTTCCATAGAAACAAAGTCCAAACGGGGTATCTAATTATAGATAACAGTTGGGATTGGACATGGCATGAATTTGACTTACCACAGTTAATTAGAAAGACTGTTACCGATCCGAATGAGATGGTACAAACAGACTTCGATCATACTATCTATGAAATAGAAGGAGATGTACAAGACTTAGCACAAGTCAAGAACTCCGATCTACTTGACAAAAAAGTCGTTAAACGACAGACAGATGCAACATTAACCTTGACTAACGAGATGTCAATGGAAGATGAACTAAGTGTATATCTGAAAGAGATTCTGTCTCTTGATGATGAAAAAGTAAAAAAATTAATGGGAGTTTTTAATGATTATTCTACAAAAACTGAAATGGGATAATTGCTTCTCGTATGGAGAGGACAATGAATTAAATCTATCAGAGTCGACTTTAACACAGTTAGTCGGTACTAATGGAGTAGGTAAATCTTCTATACCTTTAATATTAGAAGAAATACTATTTAACAAAAATAGTAAAAATGTAAAGAAAGCGGATATAGCAAATAGATATGTTAACAAAGGGTACGATATTAGCCTTGATTTTACTGTGGACACTGACGTATATAACATTACTGTTATACGGCGTTCTACACTCAAGTGTAAGCTAACGAAAAATGGTGAGGATATATCTTCACATACAGCTTCTAATACTTACAAAACTTTGGGTGACATTTTAGGTATTGACTTTAAGACTTTTTCACAGTTAGTATATCAAAATACTAATGCATCATTGCAGTTCTTAACTGCCACAGATACAAATCGAAAGAAGTTCCTAATTGACCTATTGAAACTTGACGACTATGTTTCTTTCTTTGAGACATTTAAGGAAGCTGTAAGGACAAATTCAGCTGATGTTACAGTCATCAATGCGAAACTTGCAACTATCTCAAAATGGTTAGAAGATAATATTCTCGAAGATAGTTCCATACTTGATAAAAAAGATTTACCATTTTACTCGGAAGAGAATGAGAAGTCTTTACGTTCTTTATTAATAGAACTTGAAAATATCACTGAAAAGAATAAAAAAATAAATCTCAATAATCAACTTAAACACCAGCTTGCTGATATAGATTTGCATGAGTACAAAAGACAACTTGCAAAATACGAAGAAGAAAAAGATACTAATGATGCTGTTTCTTCTGTAGCAACTTGGAAGTCTGAGATGGTTCATGAAGAGAGAATGCTTACAAAATATCAAAAGTTACTAACCTTAGACGATATGGTTTGTCCAACGTGTGAAGGAGAAGTTAATGAAATGTTTGTAAATAGTATGATAAAAGAACATACTGAAAGACGAGATAATTGTGAAAAATTCACACAGGAAGCGGCAAGAAAGCTGCAAAGACTAGAGGAACAAAATGCGATATATAGGACAGCCGAAAGAGAAGTGGAGAATTGGGAAGACCTCTACAGGTCTATCGACCACAACCTCACGACCACAGTCCTCTCAGAAGATGACTTACAAGAGCAAGTTTCTAAACTTAGTGAAGAAATTACCAGTGCTAAGTCGGTTCTTCAGGAAGTAATTAGCGAAAATGAAAAGAGAGAACGACATAACACAAGAGTTGGAATTATACTCGAACAAACTGCGGAGTTTCAAAGTCAGCTTGATGCACTTCAATCTGAACTATCAGGTAAAGAAGAACACTTGGCGGCACTTGAAACGCTTAAGAAAGCATTTTCTACCAACGGATTATTGGCATACAAAATAGAATCTTTAGTGAAAGAACTAGAAGTTATGACAAATGATTATCTAGCAGAGTTTAGTGATGGTAGATTTAGTATCAATTTTGTTGTTACTAACGACAAACTAAATGTAGAAGTATCAGATAATGGAAACATTATTGACATACTAGCTCTATCTAGTGGAGAACTAGCAAGAGTGAATATTGCGACATTAGTTGCAATACGAAAACTTATGACATCTATTAGTAGAAGTCAAATTAATGTCTTGTTCTTAGATGAGGTCAATCAAGCCTTAGATGAGCAAGGTAAAGAAAAAGTAGTAGAAGTTCTATTAAAAGAAGAGAGACTAAATACGTATCTAGTGTCTCATGGTTGGACACATCCACTACTAGAAAAAATAGAAATAATAAAAGAGGATAATATATCATGTTTAGATTCATAACCAAATGGTGGAATATACTAGTCGGCAACGACGTAAACAAAGATGGAAAAGTAGATATTAAAGATAGTCTTGCTAAGGCAGAAAAGAAAGCAAAGATAACTACTCAAAACATCGGGGAATAATTTAGTTCTTGACACGAGTTGAAAAACCTGTTATAATATACAATATTGGAGAAAATATGAAAGTAGAGATTTATAGTATACCAAACTGTTCTTACTGCAAGAAGGCTAAGTTCTTAGCTGACCATGTAGATGAAGTAACAGAGGTATCATATAAAATGATTGGCAAAGATTTTTCTGCGGCTGATATTCGGGATAAGTTTCCTGGAGCAAGAACATTTCCACAAATACTAGTAGACGATAAACATATCGGTGGCTATGTAGAACTGGAGAAGTTGATTGGTTAATAGTAGACGTAAGGGTCATGATGCAGAGATAAAGGCTGCAGCTATGTTAAAAAGAATTACTGGTCATGAGTTTGTACAGACTCCTGGTAGTGGCTCTGGTAAAATAAAAGGGGACTTGATGGTAGAACACAAGAAAAACCTTTTCTGTATAGAGATTAAACATTATAAAGATATGGGATTCAATCACAAAGTATTCACTCAAAAGAGTAACGTATTTGTGAATTGGTGGTCTAAGCTTTGTAAACAATCTGAACAGATGAACCAAGAGCCTTTACTTATCTTCAAAGAAAACCACTCACAGTGGTATGTGGCAACGACAAGAAAGCCACTTTACAAAAAACATATGTACATAAACTGGCTAGGGTGCTATGTCACTCTTGCTGATAAATTTTTAGAAACACAAGAGGTAAAATTTACAAATGGCGATACAATTTACGAGCCATGGAAAGCCAATCCCGAATGGGAACTTATTGATTGTTGACGGACTCAATCTAGCTTTTCGATGGAAACACCAAGGTACTACAGACTTCGAGCATGAATATGTAAGAACTGTACAATCTTTGGCAAAGTCCTATAACTGTGGAGAGATAGTCGTATTAGGCGATGGCGGTAGTAATTACCGTAAGTCTATCGATCCAGAGTACAAAGCAAATCGTAAGGAACGATATGCAGAACAAACTCCCGAAGAAGCAAAAGAATTTGAAATGTTCTTAGCGGAGTTTTCTACTACTATGTCTACTTTAAAACGTAAGGGTTATCTTACACTAAAGTATGCTGGAGTAGAGGCTGATGATATAGCCGCACTTATATGCCAAAACCGAGAAAACATAGGTGTAGATGAGATATGGATGATATCATCAGACAAAGACTGGGATTTACTAGTCGATGAAAAAGTCAGTCGCTTTTCGACTGTAACAAGAAAAGAAACAACACTACTAAACTGGGATGAGCATTATGACTTTGATCCTTACTACTACTTGACTTACAAGGCGTTGACAGGAGATAAGGGAGATAATGTTCCTGGTGTAGATGGTGTCGGACCAAAACGTGCAACTCAATTGATTGAGCAGTATGGAGACGTCTTTGATATTATGGCGAGTTTGCCACTAGAGGGTAAGTACAAATACATAGAAAACTTAAATGCTTTCGGTGCAGAAGGACTAGAAGCTGGTGTAAAACTCATGGATTTAACATACGATGTCGATGCAGCAGTGCTAGGACATGGACAAGAAATTATAGGATTGGTAGAAAATTATGTCAGTGAAGATAGATTATAGTAAAGATTCTCTCTTGGATGAGTTCGCACATGCAACTCTAAAAGATAGATACATGATACCAGGTGAAACATCACCTCAAGAAGCTTTTGCTCGTGCAGCAGAATGTTTTGCGGATGATGAAGCTCATGCCCAAAGATTATACGACTACGTAAGTAATCTATGGTTTATGTTTGCTACGCCTGTATTATCAAATGGGGGTACTCGTAGAGGATTACCGATAAGTTGTTTTTTAAATTATGTAGAAGATAGTAGAGAGGGCATAACCGAACATTTTACGGAAAATGCTTTCTTATCTTCTTTCGGAGGAGGTATCGGAGGTACTTGGAGTGATGTTCGTTCATCTGGAACAAAGACATCAAAAGGCTCAGAAAGTACTGGAGTTGTCCCTTTCATAAAAGTTGTAGATGCTGAGATGTTGGCATTTAGCCAAGGAGTAACTAGACGGGGTAGTTACGCAGGATATCTACATATGTCACACCCCGAGATAGAGGAGTTCTTAGATGGACGAAAACCCACGGGGGGAGATATTAATAGGAAGTTTACTAATCTTCATCATGCTGTGGTTGTACCTGACTCTTTTATGGAGCTAATCCATAAAGCAACAAAAGAAAAAGATTTTGACGACAGTTGGCCTTTAATAGATCCTCATACAAAAGCAGTAGTTAAAACCGTAAGTGCTAGAGCATTATGGGTAAAAATACTACAAAACAGAATGGAAACAGGTGAACCTTACCTAATGTTTGAAGATGCTGTTAATAATGATTTACCAGATTTTCAGAAAAGAAAAGGATTAAAAGTACATCACAGTAATTTATGTAGTGAGATTACTCTTGCTACTGACGAAGAAAGAACAGCAGTATGTTGTCTTTCTAGTGTAAATTTAGAGTACTATGATGAATGGAAAGACCATGGGTCATTTATCCCTGACTTAATCCGTATGCTAGATAATGTACTAACATACTTTATCGACAATGCGCCAAGCCAACTCGAAAGAGCAAAGTTTAGTGCGCAAAGGGAGAGAAGCGTAGGATTAGGTGCAATGGGATTCCATGCGTATTTACAGAAAAATGATATACCATTTGAAAGCGGTCTAGCGGGTGGTACAAATATGGAGATGTTTTCACACATCAAACACAAAGCAGACCAAACTACTAGATACCTTGCAATAGAAAAAGGTGCATGTCCTGATGATGATACAGCTTCTGTAAGAAATGCTCATTTATTAGCGATAGCTCCTAATGCAAGTTCTAGTATATTATGCGGTAATACGAGTCCAAGTATTGAACCTTTCAGAGCTAATGCTTATACGCAGAAAACAAAAACAGGAAGTAACTTAGTAAAAAATAAATTCTTAGATGCACTTATCAAAGAAAAAGTTAGTCCTGAACTGTATGAAGAAACTTGGTCTACTATTGTTGCAAACAAAGGAAGTGTACAACATCTTGATTTTCTAGACGATTGGAAGAAAGATGTATTTAAAACAGCTGTAGAAATAAATCAGTCGTGGGTAATAGAACACGCTTCAGTCAGACAAGAGTTTATCTGTCAGTCTCAAAGTGTAAATCTATTCTTTCCACCTGATGTAAATAAAGCAGACTTGCATAATGTACATATGTTAGCATGGGCTAAAAATTTAAAAACATTATATTACTTGAGAAGTGAAGCTATCAGTAGAGCTGATAATGTATCTAATCAAGCTAAAAGAGAGATAATCTTTGAGCAATCAGATTGTCTAAGTTGCGAGGGATAAATGGCAAACTTATTAAAAGAAAGAGAATATTACAAACCGTTTGATTACGGGTGGGCATTTGAAGCCTACAAAAAACAACAACAGATGCATTGGATGCCTGAAGAAGTAACTATGGCTGATGATATTAAAGACTATAATCAAAATCTTACAGAGGACAATAGACAGTTAGTAGATAATATATTTAGATTTTTTACACAAGCAGACGTAGATGTTTGCTGTGGATATGCTAAACACTATCTTCCTACTTTCAAAGCACCAGAAGTAAGAATGATGTTAGTATCATTTGCAGCTATGGAAGCAGTACACCAAGACGCATATTCATCTTTGTTAGAAACATTAGGTAAATCTGATGATATCTATCAAGAGTTTATGGATATACAAGAGATGGTGGAGAAGCATGAGTACTTATCCGATTTTAGTATGGACACTCCTCACAATATTGCCAAAACTATGGCAGTATATAGTGGGTTTACAGAAGGAGTACAGTTGTTCTCCTCATTCGCTATACTATTAAACTATCCTAGACATAACCTTATGAAAGGCATGGGACAGATAGTAACTTGGAGTATTCGTGATGAAACGCTTCATGTAGAAAATGTATCAAAACTTTTCAGAACATTCATATCAGAGAACCCTGAAATATGGACAGATAAACTAAAGTATGAAATCTATTGCGCTGCTGAAAGAGTAGTAGAACTAGAGGACAAGTTTATTGATATTTGTTTTGACAAAGCAGAAATACCCGACTTAACAGCAAAAGAAGTTAAAGAATATATTAGATATATTGCTGACAGAAGACTATTAGGTTTAGGTATGAAAGCTATATTTCATAGTAGTGTTAATCCTTTACCATGGATCGATACACAAGTAAACGCAGTTGAGCATACCAACTTTTTTGAAAACCGTGCTACAGAGTATGCTAAAAGTAGTACACAAGGCAATTGGCAGGACATATTTTAATGGCAACAATTACAATAGATGGAATTGAACATGATTCCGATAACTTCAATAAAGACCAACAATTACTACATCATGCTATAAATTACTGTGATGCTAAATTAGCAGAAACAGATAATCAACTTGCAGCTTTAAAAACAGCAAGACAAGCATATGTCAATGATTTAGGTAATAGTTTAAAAGAAGACTAATGGTTATATACATTGGGTACGACTCTAGTCAGCCTGAGGCATATGCCGTATGTGAGGCTTCCATACGTAAGTATAATGGAAGCCACACTATTAAACCTTTAATAAAGGACAAGATAGAGGAGTACTATAGACCTTTCCAAAATGAAAGTACAGAATTTGCTTTTACTAGATTCTTAGTACCCTTTCTATCTGATTATCATGGAAACGCATTGTTCTGTGATAGTGATTTTATGTGGAAATGTGATCCGCAAGAGATTACATACCATACAAATGAAACGCATGATGTATACTGTGTGCAACACCCAGACTTTTTAGTGCCATGTAAGAAAATGAATAAGAAAGTAAACAGTTCTTATCCGAAGAAAAACTGGTCATCATTAATGTATTTCGATAACACAAGGTGTAGAAGGCTAACTCCTACCTATGTAAACCAAGCCCCAGCGGGTGCGTTGCATGAAATGAAATGGGCTACTTCAATCGGTAGTTTACCTGCAGAATTTAATGCCATGGTAAATTACTATCAATTTAAAGAACCAAAAGCAGTTCACTTTACAGACGGTGGACCGTGGCATGGTATCAATGACAACCTGGAATACTCCCAAGAATGGAACAAAATTTACGAAAGCTTACCGAAAACAAATCAATAGTACTTGTTGGAAACTCTGTTGAGTTACTGCAGTATGATCTTGGAGAGTACATAGATAACTTCGATACAGTTGTAAGATTTGGTAATGGAATACCTGACTCTACTAATTCTGATAATATTGGTGAGCGTACAGATATTTGGGTTACTGGATTTTTAAGATACAAAAAGAGAAATAAGTTTCCAAAAGATTGTGAAGTACTATTCAATCGTTCTCGTGTGCATCTGGGAGACGATGCGGATGATAGACATGACATACGTTTTAAATATGTTGATATGTTTTCGGACAAAGAGCTTGTGTCGATATTCAAGTTAGTTGGAGCGGAGAACCATGTAGCTGCAGGTGCAAGGCCTTCAGCAGGTTTCATTGCAATTCAATATTTTTTACAGAAAACAAATTTTTCTACTCTTACATTGGTAGGATTTGATTTCTTTTCTAAGGCACTTCCAATTATCGCAGGTGCGAACAATCCATACAGTTGGCATATTCCTGTTAGCACAATCAACAGCAATCCCCATTCCCCAAAGGAAAAAGAGATTGTGCTTGATTTATATGAGAGAGGAATAATTGATTGGAAAATTTTGACTGACTTAAATGAGGGTTACTTAGACCTTTCCTAAATAAAATCCCCTTTCTACTAATTTTCCTGTGGTTGCTTTCTGCTTTGCAGTTTTTGTTAGTAACACTTCGTTCAATCTAGCGTTTCTAAAGTTTAGTGGTATCTGGTCTATAAGTCTTGTATAACAATCCCAAGGCACTGATAGTTGTATGCCTGTCTGTAAGTTTAGATAATCTTTTGCTAAAAATCTGTGCTGAACATCTATACTCCAAGACTTTCTTAACATTACATTATAGTCTAATAGTTCTTTTGCTCCTATAGCATCTAGCTCTACTAATGTATCAATCTTTCCATTTACATACAAAGGCGACCATGAATGATTATAGAATGTAAGTGCTTCAAAGAAAGCAAGATCTTTACACGCTATTAATTTAGTATCTACTGCAGGTCTATTACCATTACTTACTGGCATCTTTTGATTCATGAAGAATAAATCTTTATCATGAAACTCACACAATCTGTCATAGTTAAGTACCACAATTGATTTATCAACTAATGGTATGCTTTGATGAGATTTTGTAGCTATACCAAGTATGCCATAATAATTTGCCAAATGACTTTTATCGAATACTAAGTCTCTACTTAAAAATGAGAGTGAAGATTTGAAGAACTCTGCTGGTGGTATATCGCCTTCATCAATTGGTCTATTGAATATTCTATTACCATACCATACAATCATTCTCTTAGCAAGTCCACCTTTATCTTTCCAATGGTCTTTTAAATGAAAAGTCATTCTTGATATATGGTCTTCTCTCCACCACGATTCATAAATCTTAATGTTTTCAAAGTTATTTATCATCCAAGACACTTCTTTTTCTATCCAGTCTTCTTTGTGTATAAATAAGTGCAGACGAAATCCTGACTTATTCAGTAGAGAAGCTAAAGTGAAAAATGTCCAATCTTTCTTATATGTTGTTACTAGTTCTATCATCCGTTTTTTACCTTCATGTTCCAAAAGTTATTCAGGAACAGCTCTTTTCGTTGTTCTGCATCTTCATCAAAACTAAAGATTATGCCTGAGTTTTTTGCTGAGAATATCTTCATTAGAGATTCTTTAGCGTTTGTGTTAGCTATTGCATGGTAGATACTTTCATAAGTTAAGAGAGACTTTTCTCTATCCTCTTTTGTATGTGATACCATACTTAATTGTTTGTCTAGCATGAGTGCCATCAATCCCATTTCGCTATTAGGCATTGTTGCACACTCTTTGCAGTTTGCAAGAAGTTCAAAACCTCCTACCTTTTTATCGAGTACATTTTCTTCCCCGTAGTCTTTTTTCAGTTTTGCTATCCACACTTTCTGAGTGATTGGGTGTGGTTTAATTACAAATCCGTTATCAACAGCACGTCTTACTCTGCCCCAATGTACACATCTACCTTTTGTAATTAAGTTAGTACCTGGTAAAAATATTACTTTATCATGGTACTTTTCATTTACACCTAGAGTATATTTATTATGAAAGTTATTTACAATTTTTTCACACCTTTCATGGTCTATCTCTAAGTAAGGGTCTTTAACAATTGACTCCATTAGCCTATCATTAATTTTAATACTAGAAACTCTTATTAAAATACCGTTTCCTAAAAAATCTGTATACAACCATTTGTGTACTGTATTGAGAGCATTAGTATTAAACCATATATCGTACTGAAATTTTGCACCTCTATGAGAGTCATCAATAATTCTTTCCTTAAAAGCTTCTAGAGTATTTAGATCTTTTATAGGTCTATACGAAGACCCTGACTTCATAAAATGAGTAGGAATATCTCCCAAAGATTCCTTAATCGTCATAGCCTCCAAAGGTTTGCCTTTTCTTTTAAGTGCCATTTTTTAGGTCAAATATTTGTTTCTCTAAATTTCTCATTCTCTTTTCTGATTCTTCAATTGAATCATACAAAGCATGCATCATACTTTCCATCTTATTGTTAACGTATTCTGGTGTTATCTTTGTTTCTTTTTCAAATCCGCCTTCGCTTTTCATTCTTAGTTGCTTTCACTCCATTGTGAGCCATCCCAGAAGGAATATCCGTAGTCGTCTAGACTGGAAACTTCTGTGTCGAATAAAGTTCCCACCTGTGAGGCTGTTGTTCTTTCATATACAACAGTAGATGTATTAAATACTGTTGTGGTTAAATGATCTGTTGCGATCGTTGTGTCTGTAGTTCTTGTGGTATTGAAAGTAGTTGTAGTAGTTCTGCCTGTAGCAAATGTTGTTGTTCTACTAGTTTCATATCCTGTAGTTGTATTAAACGCTGTCGTTCTTGAAGTTTCTGTACTTCTGGAAGACCCTGTTGACCTACTTGAACCTGTGACATTTTGAGTATTAAAAGTGGTTGTAGTACTTTTACTCGTTCCAGTCGTTCTAGTTGTGACCGTACCTTGTGTGGTCGCAAACGTAGTTGTTGTTCCTCTATCTGTAAGAGTTGATCTACTTGATCCCGTTCCTCTGTCTGTTAAGAAAGTGGACGTAGTAGTTTTACTTGTACCAGTACTTCTACTTGAAGCAGTACTTGTAGTTGTATTAAACACTGTAGAAGTATCTCTACTAGATGCTGTACTTCTTTGTGTACCTGTAGTAGTGTTTGTATTAAATACTGATACAGTAGTTCTACTTGATGCTGTACCTCTGCTAGTAATAGTAGATTGAGTTGTATTGAATACTGATGTAGTAGTTCTACTAGATGCTGTACTTCTAGTTGTAATTGTACCTTGTGTGGTAGCAAATGTAGTAGTAGTATCTCTAGATGTAATAGTGCCTCTACTTGTTAAGCTTAGTCTTGAAGTATTAAATGTTGTTGTAGTATCTCTACTAGATGCTGTACTTCTTTGAGTGCCTGTAGTCTTAGTTGTATTAAACACTGTAGAAGTATCTCTACTAGATGCTGTACTTCTTTGTGTACCTGTATTTTTAGAAGTATTATATACTGTTGAAGTGTCTCTACTTGATGCAGTCGATCTACTAGTTAGTGAGGCTCTAGCTGTATTAAATACTGTAGTAGTATCTCTACTTGAAGCCGTCGATCTTGTAGTAATTGTACCTTGTGAAGTAGCAAAGGTAGTTGTAGTATTTCTACTTGTACCTGTAGATCTTGAACTAATTCTACTTGTGATATATGCTGTCTCGTAACTTGTAGACTGTGAAGTATTATCTACATAAGCAGTACTTGTTGTAAACGTAGTATTTCTAGTAGTAGCTTGAGTAGTGTTCGTACTTCTAGCAGTGTTTGTTGATACTGAAGTGTTATCTTCATATGCTGTACTTGTAATAAACGTAGTAGTTCTAGTTGTAGACTGACTTGTATTAGTACTTCTAGCAGTATTTGATAATCTTAATGTATTGTACGTAGTTGACTGACTTGTATTAGTGCCTTGTGTAGTGTTTGTACTTTGTACTGTATTAGTACTTCTAGCAGTATTTGATAATCTTAATGTGTTATAACTTGTTGATTGAGAAGTATTAGTACCTTGTGTGGTATTTGTACCTTGGGTTGTATTAGTATTTCTACTTGTATTAGATAATCTTACTGTGTTATAGCTTGTTGATTGTGTAGTATTAGTTCCTTGTGTAGTATTAGTACTCTGAACTGTATTAGTACTTCTAGCAGTATTAGATATTCTAACTGTGTTATAACTTGTTGATTGAGTTGTGTTAGTATTTCTACTTGTATTAGATAATCTTACTGTGTTATAACTTGTTGATTGTGTAGTATTTGTGTTCCTACTTGTATTAGATATTCTGACTGTGTTATAACTTGTTGATTGTGTAGTATTAGTACTTCTACTTGTATTTGTTGCTTGTGATGTACTTCTACTCGTATTTGTTGCTTGTGTAGTATTTCTACTTGTATTTGTTGCTTGAGAAGTATTATTTGTAAATGAAGTACTGTTTGTAAAACTTGTTGATCTACTTGTATTTGTAGATTGAGTAGTGTTAGTATTTCTACTTGTACCAAAACTTGTATTGTCTATGTAAGCAGTGATTCTACTTGTATTCGTATTTCTACTTGTACCAAAACTTGTATTGTCTATGTAAGCAGTAATCCTACTTGTATTTGTATTATTTGTAAAGCCTGTACTATTAGTAAATGCTGTTATTCTAGCTGTATTATTTGTAAAGCCTGTACTATTAGTAAACGCTGTGTTTCTAGATGTATTAGTACTAAAGGAAGTATTGAAACTAGTACTCGTAAAGTAAGAAGTAATTACTTGTTGTATAATACTTGTAGTTCTTGAAGTATTCTCTGTGATTGTTTCATAATATACTTCCCCTTCACTGTCCTCATTCTCCTCTTCAAATATTGTTATGTAAGTAGTAATTCTTATGCCTGGATATCCTGTAAATCTAGACGTAGGAAAACCTGCACCTGTTGCTCTAGTTGTTATATTTGTAAATGCTGTTGACCTACTTGTATTCGTATTTCTAGAAGTATTTGTAGCAAATGAGGTACTTCTCGATGTATTCGTATTTCTAGAAGTATTAGTACTATTTGTAAATCCTGTTGACCTACTTGTATTTGTTGCTTGTGAAGTATTATACGCAGTTGAGTTTGTAAATCCAGTACTTCGACTTGTATTTGTTGCCTGTGTTGTAGTATATGAAGTTGAAGTTGCAAACGTTGTATTATCTACATAAGCAGTAATTCTACTTGTATTTGTATTTCTAGCAGTATTAGTAGCAAAGCTTGTATTATCTATATAAGCTGTTATAAATGTAGTGTTATCTATATATGCTGTTATAAATGATGTGTTATCTACATAAGCAGTATTTGTCGCAAACGTAGTATTTCTACTTGTAGCAAACGATGTATTGTCTTGGTATGCTGTTGCTGTTATAAATGTAGTATTTCTACTTGTAGCAAACGATGTATTGTCTTGGTATGCTGTTGCTGTTATAAATGTAGTATTTCTACTTGTAGCAAACGATGTATTGTCTTGGTATGCTGTTGTAGTACTGAATGTAGTGTTAGTAGCAAATGTAGTATTTGTAATAAATGTGGTGTTTCTACTTGTAGCAAACGATGTGTTGTCTTGGTATGCTGTTGCAGTAGTAAATGTAGTATTTGTTCCAAAGGTTGTATTTGTAATATAAGTAGTAGTTCTACTTGTAGCAAATGATGTATTATCTTGATATGCTGTTGAAGTAGTAAACGTAGTGTTAGTAGCAAATGTAGTATTTGTAATAAATGTAGTTGTTCTACTTGTGGCAAAGGATGTATTATCTTGATATGCTGTTGTTGTACTAAATGTAGTAGTAAATGAAGTAGACTGAGAAGTATTTGTGCTTCTAGCAGTATTTGATAACCTAAGTGTATTATCTATATATGCAGTACTTGTAGTAAAGGTAGTATTGTAGCCTGTAGACTGTGTAGTATTAGTACTTCTAGCAGTGTTCGTTGCAAAAGATGTATTTCTACTTGTACTAATTACTGTATCATATGATGTAGTATAAGTAGTTGTAGTATTATATGCTGTAACTGTGCTTTGAGTTGTATTAAATACTGTTGTTGTACTAAAAGCGGTTGTTGTTGTAAATGCTGTTGTTGTACTTTGACTTGTATTAAAGGTTGTAGTAGTATTAAACGTTGTTGTTGTTGTATACGCTGTTGTTGTACTATGACTTGTATTAAAAGTTGTTGTCGTATTAAAAGCTGTTGTTGTTGTAAATGCAGTAGTAGTACTTTGACTTGTATTAAAAGTCGTGGTAGTATTAAACGCTGTCGTAGTTGTAAAAGCTGTTGTAGTACTTTGTGTTGTATTAAACGTCGTCGTTGTGTTGAACGTGGTTGTTGTAGTAAATGCAGTAGTAGTACTTTGTGTAGTATTAAATGTTGTTACAGTACTAAAAGCAGTTGTTGTTGTAAATGCTGTAGTTGTACCTTGTGAAGTATTAAATGTTGTTACAGTACTAAAAGCTGTTGTAGTTGTAAATGCGGTAGTAGTACTTTGACTTGTATTATATGTTGTTACAGTCGTAAAGTTAGTAGTTGTATTAAATGCAGTTGTTGTACTCTGACTTGTATTGTATGTTGTCGTTGTTGTAAATGCAGTAGTAGTATTAAATGCAGTTGTTGTAGCTTGTGTAGTATTAAACGTAGTTGTAGTTGTATACGCTGTTGTGGTATTAAAAGCTGTTGTAGTACTCTGTGTTGTATTGAACGTTGTCGTTGTTGTAAATGCAGTAGTAGTATTAAATGCAGTTGTTGTACTTTGAGTTGTATTGTACGTTGTTGTAGTAGTGAATGCAGTTGTAGTTGTATAAGCTGTTGTGGTATCAAATGCTGTTGTTCTACTAGTTTCAGTAACGTTGCCTGTGTTGAATGTTGTTGTTCTACTAGTATCAAAAGTAGTAAGAGTACTTTGAGTTGTGTTAAATGTAGTAGTTGTAGAGAAAGAAGTATCTTGTAATCCACTAATAGTACTAGTACTAGTAGCAGTATTTCTAGACGTCTCGTGTGTAACCGTAAACGGGCCTTCTAGACTTCCGCTATCGTTTACATAGACTTCATTGATTCTTCTAAGCGTACCATTATCATTAATTGCCAGAAAGGAAATTTGACGAAGCGTTCCACTATCATTAACATATATTGCCATGTCTTAACTCGAATATACGAACCATATATGACCATCCACAGTACCAGCAGTATTTGTAGGAGCGGTAGTCGTTATAGTTCTTGGCAATCTTGCCGAAGCCATAGTACCACTAGTAATTTTTCCTGTGGCTACTGCACCCTCAAAGTTTCTACTTGCATCGATGGCATCAGCACCATCAATCTTTAATCCTGAATCTTCGATATTAAAATCTAATTTTTGTCCCATTTTATACCTCTATTGTTGTTCTTATATATTTATAAGCCATTGTATCACCACTTGCTGGTGTTACTCTTAATCTTACATTACCGCCACTTATATCTGCGTCAAAAGATGCTTGAGCACCATTATCAAATATAGAAGCGTACTGTGTTAAATAAACTGTTGTTCCATCGTGAAATAAGAATATTTCTATAGCATGATAGTCTCCATCTGTAGAGTTAGTTACAGATACTGTATACTTAGCAGTTCTAAATGTAGCTGCTGTAAAACTATCTAGTGTAAATTGTGCTGTTGAAGATGAAGTTCCTGTGCCTACATCCATACCAGCTACTTCGTCTATGTGAAGTTTTTGAACTGGGTTTGCATCTTGAATACCTAACTTACCTTTTACCTCAAGTATAGCACTAGTGCCACTACCAATATTGATATTAGCTCCACTAAATCCTATATTCCCTGACATGCTTTTACTATCAAGTGCTGCACTTGATAATTGTGTAGATGTTACTGCATTATTTGCAATCTCACTTGACCCAACAGCGTTTGCTGCTATCTTAGCTGATGTTACAGAGTTAGCCCCTAGTTTTGCATTTGTTACATTACTATTAGCAATCTTTGCTGTTGTAACTTGTAAGTTTCCTAAGTGTATAGTGTCAATACTACCTGTAACTAGTTCTGCACTATCTACTGAGTTTGATGCTAGGTCTCCTGCTACAATTGCTCCGTCTGCTATCAAGTCTGATGTAATTAAACCGCTTGATATAAACGCAACACTATTAATAGCATTGTCTCCTATTTTTGCTGAAGTAACTGAGTCAGCGGCTAATTGAGCTGCTGTAACTTGTGCATCATCTATATGTTTAGTAAGAATACTATTTTGTGCTATCTTTTCACTTGTGATTGCATTGTCTTGTACCTTTGCAGTCGCTACGGAATTACCAGCTAATTGTGCTGTGTTAATTAGACCGTCAGTTATCAGTCCAACATTATCAATAGCATTGTCAGCTATATGTCTTGATAGTATTTGATCTGTTGCTACTTTTGCTGAAGTAACTTGGTTTGCTGCTATTTTTGCTGTCAGTACAACATTACCTGCAAGATGAAGGGCGTCTATGCCACCACTTACTAATTCTGCAGAATCTACAGAGTTAGATGCTATCTTAGCTGCTGTTACTGCATTATTTGCTAGTTTCAGAGTAGTTACTTGAGAGTCGCCAAGATGTATTGTATCTATTGACCCAGTTACTAGCTCTGCGCTATCTACTGAGTTAGCGGCTAGACTTGTTGCTAGAGCAACTCCAGCCGAACCATTGAAGTTCACACCTGAAGCAGTTACATCTCCTGTTAGAGAGAAAGCTCTATTTGTTGCTAAAGTAGTAGCTGTGTCAGCATTGCCTGTTAATGCACCTGTTACATTACCGTATAATCTTGATGCCTGTATGTCAGCATCTGTGAGTGTTAAGTCACCTGTTGATGCTCCTGTAGCTGTAGTAGTTGCGAATACAACTCTATCTGCACTTTCATCCCAACCTATAAATATGTTGTTTGAGTCTCCTCTTTCAAATATATGGCCAATGTCTCCTGAAGGAACACCTGTTACTCCATTTCCTAATTCAATTAATTTATCTGATACTACTGTATTTGTTGCTGAAGCAGTTGTGGATGTACCTGTGAACTCTACATTTCCTGAGAAACTTACATCACCTGTAAAAGTCTGTCCACTAAGAGCATC